GCACGCGTGTTCAAAAGGCTGGTGTAGCCTGGACCGAGTGATTCAACAAGGATCAAGTGATGCGTCACCCTGCCGACAGCGCTATAAAAGTCGCCAGCCGTCTGCTGTTGGAGCATTGTGGAAGTCACCATAATCTGAGCAGTGTGATAAGTTGCTCCCTGAGAACCGCCAACATTTCTTGCGTTGTTACCCTGGAAATTTAAGTTGCCAGTCTCGCCATTGGTTGCGGCAATGATTGGGTAGCGACTATCCACTTGCGTGGTGCGAGAAACGCGGCCTGGAACTGGACTAGTGGTTGGAATTCCATAAGCTTTGGCAATGATCTGTGGAGATCGGTGCGTCCAAAAACAGTAATCACCTCCCAAACGAGAGAAACAGCGTTCAGCCTCATTGGTTGCCTCATTCAAGCAGCTGTCAGCATTTGGGTTGTTGAACCTACTCTGTACTGTGTCCCCCAAAAGAATCACATGTGAAATGCTTGGTTTAAGGATGCAAAACAAGTCCACGTAGCCTGGCGGGAACAATGACAACTCATCAATGATGAGAACTCTAGCTGTGCGTGTGAGTGCCTGTTCAAAGGTGTTTAGTGCGTAACCACCTCGGCCCAATGCTAGGTCATCTGCCCAATCCTGACGAATCAACTGTCTAGGTGCTGACATTAACCAAATTCCTTTGCATGATTGCCAAGATTGATTCACCTTGAGAAACTCCTTTAAAGGTGCTGACTTACCACAGCCGGCGCAGCCTGTGATGCCGCGCATGCGGACAACTCTGGGAGAGGAATGCTCGTGAATGGCATCCATAGTCTGAGTAAAGTTGGCCTCGTAACGCTTGCCCTCCAGACGCTTGATTGTGCCAAAGGTGTCATTTTTGAACTCACGAACCAACTGCTTGCAAGTGGCCTTGTCGATGCTAATGTCCTGCCAGTTACCAAGGACTGGTTCGTCATGTTCGCTCAGAAAGCCGTCCAACTCCGCAAGGAACCGGTCGAGGAGTGCGTTTGGGGCGGGTCTATCCTCTGACAAAGTTTGCAATCTGACAGGTGCAGCGCCAGTAAACTCCCAGTGCGGAGTCCCATTTTCCCTGGTCAAAGTGAAGGTGTACTGCTCCCCAATCTTGACTCCAGCGTACTTTGGTACACCCGGCAAGCTCGTCTTGAGATGTGCTCCAAAACCAAGAAGAATACCAGCTGCATGTAATGAGCGTTCATCCAAACCAGGCGCTGGCAATAGGTCCACTGTGGCTGTCTGAGGGAGGACTGCACAAATTGTTGACCAAACTAAGGAAGTCTGTAATCCGGTGGCCTTAGCTATGGCGTTAACCAAGCAAGTGTTTGGGGTGGCTCCCACCTGAGTGTTGCCGCGGTTAATCACATAGTTCATGTGCTTAGCGCTGTGAACTAGGTGTTCCTTAATCAGAGTGCACTCATGGATATAGCATCTTTGGTCCAACTGCACGGTATTCTGGTGGAGTTGTGCAACAACGGGATCGGCCTGGCACTGGTGGCACCTTGAATTTCCAGTGGCCTCCCAATGGTAATGGTTACCCACGCAACGCTTCCAAACCCTACCTGGCCAATCCTGCTCCTCATCGTGTTCCCTGCAGTTGCAAAGGGGGTGATCTAGGGTGCCGGTGTGGCCCAAGCCCCGAAATCCTCTAACAGCGATGCTATGGTCTGAGGCTGGTGGAGGGTTCTCGTGATACGCCACCTCAATCTCGCTGTCTGGAGCCGCTGAGGTGCAATCACTCGAATCATCAGGTGGACCTGGAACAACCGCCCTGGCCCAACGTCGGACACTGGCCTCACTGCTGGTGGAAGATCCGATTGAGAAGGCTGAGTTGCCGGCGTGGGTGAATCTGCGTGCTGGGGGCTCATGAGGTACACAAGCTGGAGTCAACCTCTGCCGCACCTCACCTCTGGGTCTTCCTGTGTGATCTGGTCGGGCTAAAGCTTCCACTTCGGCTCGCTTTGCATTTGATCGTTGGAATTCCGCCTCGATCGCCTCGCCCTCTGCTATGGCCACACAACAATCCCACTGTCTCCCTCGCTCACGGTCCAGCTGCTGAATGGAATGTGTAGGACAAACCTGGCAACTGTCACAAACGCGCTTGGGGCTAGTGCGGCCGCACTCTTCACATCGCTTGAACATGAAAAAAGACATGTTGATTGGACAGTCAGTGATGATGAAAGGATTGACGTTATCAGCAGGGTCAAAATGCACCTTTATGTCACGCGCGCGATACGTCAGTTGGAACCGGGGCATTAGCACTTGACTCTGCAGCTTTAGCTCACGTCTCTCCAGAAACCTAGTGGCGTAAGCTGCGGCGTAAGCTACTCCAACGACAGCTGTGAAGGTGGCAACAACAGGGGCGGGTGCCAGCAAATAGAATGCTGTCTTGCCAAGAGTGACGCCCAAGTCAGTCCAATTGCTCGCATTGGCCACTTCATAAACTGACATGGCTGAGCTGATCAGCTTCCATGGGAGGCCAAACAGGGCGGGCAAGACAGTGGAAGCGAGTCTGTAGGCGATCGCCCAAGGACTGGGAAGGTTGCAACTTTGTACGGTGGTGAGAATGTAGCGCCAAATGCACGCCGCTATCCCGCTATCGAACTCGTTCCCCAATGGCACGTCCGCGTTCACTATGCCGACTGCAATCACGCTCTCCAGGAGAAGTCTCCAGACCTCAGGACGAATGTGCATATACTTAGGCGACGCTCTAAGATTACGAATCTTGAGAGAGACATCCTGGGCTGAACGCTTGTTGACATTGCTAGCGGCGTAGTACCAGTACAAGTTGTTGTACAACTCTCTAGGTACAAGCTGCTCACCGGCCTCTGGGCAAGAGGTTCGCTTGTTCAGCCATGGTTGTGGGATATGCATCAAATCGCGGGAGTCACATGTCCAAGTTTTCCGCGATACCTCAACAGCTTGGCGCGAAGTGACTGCTAAGTGGTGCGTTAGGCTGGAATGGAGGGGCTCATGGTGTAAGAGAAACTCCTGATGGGGGGTGATCACGGTAATGTTTCTCGCCTCGAATAGCCAGTCGCAGTCCCTGGGTTGTTCATACGAACCCTGGTCAGTGCCTTCCATCTTGTAGATCACCTGGTCGCCCTCATACTGGAGTTGGTAATACTCCGGGTATATGCTGCTGAGTCCCTGTGAGCTTTCTGGCGCGTAAACAAAAGCCGAGTAAACACGTTGAACGGAGGGATACTTGGCAAAAATGGCAGCTATGTTCACCGGCGTCAAATATTGCCCAACATCCCAGAGGAGGATCGCGGACTCTGTTAACACCGTTGGCAACTGACATGGTCCGTAACGACTCCAATCCTTGTGGTCTAGAACGACATTATGGTAGGATTTGAAGTTGTTATGCAGTTTGCTCAAGGCCTTGAATTTGCTTTCCTTAGTGAAGAACACCGCAACGCTATCCTTGCTTAAGTAGGATGGGTAAACGTTGCGGTACGCATTTGTTTCCATGGTTTTGTGTGCAGCATGAGCATGCGCCACGGTCCCCTGACTTGTCACATTCACGCCTTGGCCCTCAAGTAATTCAGTGAGTGCCAATGGAACGTCTAGATAACCCAGATTTTTTTCATCATCTAATCTGGCCATGATGGGGTTCACTATTTCTTGCATGACCGCGTCAGCGTGGATGGTGCCCTTTAATGTTGCTAGGGCCGTGCGAGTACCGCCGAGACCAATTTCGCGCTCTAATTCCCACTCTCCTTCTAGCAAATCTCGAGCAGTAAACCACTCTGGTAGGCCGAAAGGGAATGGGTCATCGAAACTGCGCCAAATGTCCGCTAAGTGATAGTCGTTGTCGTCCTGCCTGGTTATGCGAACAAATTGCATTAGGAATGACTCTCTGAACATGTCCTGCTCTGGGTAATGTTTGTCAACATAAGCCCGCAACTTAATGAGGAAGTTGGCCATGGTCATTGAGGTTTCCGGGTGGTCGTCCAAAGGCATAATTTGCTTCCAACAATCACCAGAACCGCCGATGATGGTTGGGGTGGTGTCTCGAAAAGGGTAAGCAATCCTTTCCAATTGTGTGAGATGGGGTGGGGGAGTGAAGGCGGAGCCATCACCTCGTCCGCCACAGCGAAGAATCAAGTCCTGGCTGCACGGTTTACCGACGAGGCGAGCCAGCATCCGACACTCAAATCGTGGGTTGATGAAGGGACCCTGGGTCTTCCTCATCTGTGAACCTGCCTTGCTGGTTGCCAAGGCAGGATTTTTGTAGTCTGAGTACTCATAGTCTGAGTACGATGTCTCCTCATAATCCGGGATGAGGGGGAAAAATTGGCCTCCCAACATAGGTGGGGTGGGT